ACCCATTCGCCATTCACCCACCAATGCACTGGGCGGCGACCATCTTCCGTCTTTGGCCCAAAATGTATCTCTGAGGGCTTCTTCCTCTCTGCCGTCATGACAGAGATGCCTTGATCAAGGCAGTAATCACGTACCTGAGTATTAGACCAATGCCATGAATTACATCGAAAATACCATTGAATATGTTCATTTATCCCTCTCCACGCAGACTGCGGTTGCCCCTGTCCCACTCTTGCCGCCCACTCGCTTCTCCAGCGCTTCCTCTGCTGCTGCCATACAGCTCTCGTAACTCTGGTATGTGCCTACCTCTATGGGATCACTCATCCCAGCAGAGGTCCACATCCAGATAATCATTACCCATTCGGTCATAATTCCTTCTCCCACCAGCGCAGCCCTGAGTCGTCTTTCCGCTTAAGATGCGTTAGCTCGTACGTCAGATACCACAACCAAAAATAAGTGCATCCGGCAAGGACTAGCAGCTTCAGCGCATACTCACACAGGCTCATTGAAACTAATTATTCTCCAGCCATAATCTTGAGGATGGCCTTGGTGTCTTCCTCGACAATTTCAACCTGACCGCTGACGCGACCGACCTCGCTCTTCACGTCATTGATAGCTCCTGTGTTGCCCTGCACGGCACCAGTTAGCTGCACGATCGCTGGTTGCTCCAGCGTCTGCACCTTGATTGCCTTGGCTATCTTCGTGTCCAGCCACAGCTCGCTGTAACCAAACATCATCGCGACCACTACGCCATAGATCGGCCAGCCCTTGATCACCATCTTGATGACCTCTGCCAGCTTGTCCACTGCTTGCTCTTCGTCGCCCATTAGTTCTGCTCCTTCTCTGCCCCTTTCGCTTCACGAGCATCGAGACGGCGCTTGAACTGTGCGCGGACATCGGCCTGCTTCCTCTCTTCAGCTTCCTGCGCGGCCCGAAGAGCTGCCGCCTCCTGCTTTAATCGATCAAGCTCTTCCTGCTCTACGTTGTGGTCCTTGATCTCACCCCGGAGCGCCTCCAGCAGGACCTGCTGCTCAACGTATCGTTCTTCTGCTCGCTCAACAGCGTCGTCCAGACTCTCCTGTGAGACCTGAGTCATCAGTAGGGCCTCGTACTCATCCTCTTCGATCTGGATCATGCCGGTTGGCACTGGTGCAGGCTCTGGCTCAGCCTTCGGTGCTGGCGCAGGCTCTGGCTCAGCCTTCGGTGCTGGCGCAAACTGCGGAATGCTTATGCTTCGATTCCCACCAAACTCAAACCCGAAGCTGCCGCGCACTGCCGTCTCGTCACCGGCCTGACCAACAGATAGCGTCAGTGCCGAGTTGCGCTCGTTGTCAAGCATGTACGCATAGCCGATGCCGACACCTGTGGTGTTGTTGATTCTGACACCACTGAATGTGATGCGTTGGGTCTGGTCATGTGGCAAGAACGTCTGCATGGCACCTTGAGCTGCCATCGCATCACGTGCTGCCTCTATCCATTTATTGTGGGTGTTGAACGTGTTGTTGGTGTTGGTGATCCATTCGGTAGGAACCTCGCCGGGTTCACCTTGAGGGCCAGTTGCACCCGTTGCTCCGGTAGCTCCGGTAGCTCCGGTAGCTCCCGTAGCTCCAGCCTCCCCTCTCTGTCCCGCTGGCCCTGTAGCACCAGTCTCACCAGTTTCACCTTGCTCTCCTTGCGGTCCCGGTGGGCCTGCTTCGCCACAGCCGTGCTCAACAAATCGCGGATGATCACACTCACCCAAGTCAGTGGCGTATGCCATCTGGATGCAGGTCAGCCAGAACATCGCGGTCACCAACCCGGCTGCGATCATTTGCTTGTTAGTCTTGGTCATCGTCTTCCCCATACTTCTGTTGATACTCATCTTCCAGAACGGTAACTAGCCTTTCTAAAAGATCAAGCGTCTCATCTGGAAGGCAGAGCGTCACAATTATCTCAGCCGTCATACAAGTCTCTCCTGCCTGCCCTCATACTCAAGATGGCGATCGATCTTCGTCCTCATTAACCACTGCGCTCGCCACAGAGTCCTCAATCCTTTCTGTGCCGTCGAATAGCTCACTCGATACCGATTCGCTGCCCCCTGTATGGTTAGCTTCATACCGGGCGTTAAGTCCTGTGTAATCTGATCCGTGATCGCCATCCACCCATCCACCAATAGAAGATTCCGGCAGCTGCACGAAGCGATAGAACTCCAGCAGCGGCAGGGTTATAAACTTGCGCTCGCCATTGGTCAGCTCGACCCTAACCCATAATATCCGCGAGTTTGGCACCGCGCCCTTTGGAAATACAAGCTCAGATGATACCACCTGATCAGGCGCAAATGCCTGATTACTACACAATTCTTCGAGGTTTATGACGTAGCCAGTCACATCATCACGAATAAACCGGGAATGGTAATCATGGCGAACCACGCCAGCACAGCCACGGTCACAATAAAGAAAAACCACCTTGCTTTTCTGTTCATCTATCTACCTCAATTTGGCAGCACTATTCCAGACGGCTTGTCCTTTGCCTGAGCCTCCAGCTCTGCCTTCCGTCCTTCATCAAGCGTACCGTTGAGCGCCTGCACGAACTTGAACGCCGTGTACTGGGCTTCAGTCAGTTCCTCTACGTCCTTTGGCAGCTCTTCGCCATCTTCGAGGCCATAATCAGCACCGTATTCCAGACTCACTTCCTGACCAGCAACGTCCTTTATCATGATGTAGCACGTTCTTGGTTTTTGCTCAATCATTCTTTACCTCTTTATATTCGCCTTCTATAGCGCCTGAGTTCATTGTTTCCACCCACGACTGCTTTAGCTGCTCCAGCTGTTTGGGTGATGCGTTCTTAAATGGATTCTGCTGGTTGCCTGTCAGCCTCAGCTTGTCATCGAAGATGCCGAAGTGCCTACCCATATTCTCAAGCGCCTTCGACTTATCGGAAAGGATGTACGTGTACGCCTTGATCCATAGCTTCTGCACCTCACCATTCTCGATGGTCGTGATCTCGTGCATCGAGTACGTCACCTTCTCCACGATCGATCGCTGATCGGGTGTCAGTTCATCTGGTGATTTGTAGATGTACTCGCCGGGATAATTCGGGTCCTCTTTCAGGAGGTCCACGCGGTCTGCGAATGCGATTTTCGAGAACTCATTGATCACATCAGTGGCTGACTTATCGGCTGTCTGGTTCAGCCGCTCACGCAGTCGGTTGACCTCTTCCTTTACATCAGGCTTGCGTAACAGTTCGTGCGCCCTGCCATCGGCATACTTGTCTGAGTACCCAGCCCCACGAGCCGCTTCAGCTATCACCCCGCACTGTGAATACAGGCGACAAAATTCTTTCTGCCTTGGTGTCATGCCGCCAGTGTACCTAACCCATTGATAGAGATAAAGTTACCACTGAGTGTGAAAATAATCACACTTAGGGGTTGACTTCCTCTGGCAGTCATGTATAGTGCGCTTCATCGGTTGCTTGAGAGGCACTTCAGGCACCGAGCGATGGTGAGCATCGTCTAACTGGTTAAGATCGAGGACTGTGAATCCTCAGATACGGGTTCGAGTCCCGTTGTTCACCCCAAATTTAAGTGTCAGATGATGGTGACTATCGTCACATATAGGCTGACACAGGCGTACGGTGGCGCGTCGTTATAAAACGCCACCCCTTACATAAGAGGGGCCGCTGGCATCCTCGCGATGGGTTACCAGAACGAAACGAAATGGCAACTAACGCGGCCCAATTTTTTAGGAGAAGACAATGAGTAGGTATTTTTGGTGTATGCCTGAGTTCGAGGAAATCGACACAGGCGACGAGTTCATCATCTGTTCTTATAGCAGGTGGGCGGACGCAGTTTACAGTAGACCTGTCAAGTGCGTGAGAACCTCACCACAGCAGTTCGCTGTAGAGAATCCATACGACGACACAGGCAAGCCGATCAGGTTCACCAGAAAGGGTGACGAAATTGGCGGCAGCAGGTCCATCAAGAGGGCCACAGTCGAGTTCGTCAAAGAGGTGGACACGTACCACAAGGACATGGCAGCAGAAAAGGCGAAGAAAGCATCTGAAGCCGACGCTGCTGAGATGGCGCTGAGAGACAAGTATGGCGCAACCATGATCACTGACTGGAATGCCCAGAAAGTTCTTGGTTCGATCAGAGCCATTGCAGAGAAGCACAACGCCACTCTCGAAAGATGGTTTGAGAGAGTTGGTGAGCCGACTGCTGAAGAGCCATGGAGCTTGATCCATCAGTTGGATTGGGACGGTAGAGACACGGAGCTGAAGGTTGCTGCGAACGTCAGGAATGACGCTACCGAACTCCACGACAGGCTGGTGATGATATGTCAGCAGTGGTACAGAGGCTCATCGTTCAAGGTATCGACCGGCGTAACCTACGATCCCACCATAGCAGTGTCTGATCTGACGAACCTGTTGAAGTGCGAGATTGGCTGCACCATACAAAAGGCGCAGGCAGGTTACTTCGACCACAACAGGTGGGAAGAGAACCAGCAGACCGCTGAGTTTATCAGCGACCTGAGAGACGCTCTCGACATGAGGTACACGTACGAGTCCGTCAGGATCGTTCACCCGGAAGACAAAGAAGAGGCAGCGTGATGAACAGAGACTATGTATCGAACAAGCTGGCTGAAGACTTGGGCGGCAAACCTGCCTCAGTCTCCTTCACGCCAGAGTCACGCGAAGAGCTGCGTCAGCTATATGACGCAGCCGTCTCTGACAACAAGGAGTCGTTCATGTTCCAAGACAATGAGGTCTTGGTGGGGTACGCGAAGTACCTGCTCCAGTACCTTGATATGGTGATGGAGCCGCACAACTGCCATTGACATTGCTTCCACCGTCAGGTATAATGATCACTTGACACTGGAGAAGAAGATGACAGAACTGAGATTCTACAGGACTGAGCATGGCGAGAAAACCGTGTTGGCAGGACCGCACGCAAGAACGCTGATGCCAATCCTTTTAATCGAAGGCTCTGGTCTGACCTTGAGGAAAGTGCCGATCTCAGAAGAGAAATATATGAGACCGGCACCGACCAGCAAAAAGACGATCAAGGGTATTGCCAAACAGTACAGAGCCATCGGAAACAAGTTGGGAATGAGCAAGGCAGCAAAGGCATTCCTAACCTCAATAACTAATGCTGCATAACTGGAGAAAATAATGTCATTAGCAACAATCACAGCAGCACTACTGAATGAAGCTGGCGTAAGCGCCGACGACATTCTCAGGGAAGCGGGTGTGGATCGTAATGGTGCGATCGAGGCGCTTGCATCAAGGCTCGGAGTTGATCTCAACGACTTGGCAGATGCCCCGGCACAGCCAGAAGGCATCCCGGTCGAGATCACCGACAGCGACGTAGCGAAGGTACGCGAAGGACTCGCAGTTCTCAATCGCGCTTTCAATTAAGGTGCAGTGCCACTGGAGACGGATGCTTATGCTGAAGTCTCCAGTTGCGCATAAAGGAGAACGTAATGAAAGAACGAAAATGGTACGGAATGCGCCAACGCGACAATCGAGTTTGGTTGCAGCGGATGATGAAACACTTTGGCCTGACGCGGCGACGAGTCGCAGAAGCTGTCGGAGTAAACATCAGCACGGTTGACCGGTGGTTGGTGCCACCAGAGAAAGTCAGCCATCGCAAAATGCCAGTGACGACGCGCAAGCTATTGCAGATGGGTATCGAAGCTGGAGTGTTTGATAACGAAAAGGGTTGACTTCCATAGGAAGTGACTGCATACTACGAATATCTGCTGGGGTTGCCTCAGCACCAAGTGGAGAAAACAATGAAAAGCATCACCAACAGAAAGACCAAGGGCATGTCCCTCGAAGAGATGGCTGTTGAGCTAACTCGTCAAAAGGACGCGAAGCGAGACTTCGTTGCCACCACTACGGACATCACGGTGTCGGCTGACTCTGAGTCACCCACCAACCTGATGCTTCACCTTGGTGACATGACAGAACGCTTCCCTGTTCGCAAGCACGCCATCCGTCAGATCGGAACGCAGCTGAAGATTCCTGCACCGTTCGTTGATCGGCTGGCACAGGACCACCCGGACATGTTGGCATGGAATGTCAACAAACTGTTCGAGCGTGAGCCTGCTGACCGCATGATCCGCACGTTGGATGGTCAGGTACGAGCTTACATGTCTGACAAGTACCGTCCGCTCGACAACTTCGACTTCGCGAACGCTGTGTTGCCGAAGCTAATGGAGCACAAGGCCGAAGTCACGTCTTGCGACATCACCGAAACTCGCCTGTACATCAAGGGCAAGGTTCCCGGTGTCGAGAAGACAGTCTCTAAGGCTGGCACGTTCCTTGGTGACGGTGGTCACAATCCGATCCACAGGTTCTCTCCGGGCATCTGCCTGTCGAACTCTGAGGTCGGCGCAGGATCACTGGCTGTAGAGCCGGGTATCCACGAGCGTGACTGCTCCAACCTGTTTATCATCGGTTCCAACGCGATGCGCAAGTACCACATTGGTAAGAAACTGTCCGACGAGCAACTGTTCGAGCTGTACACGGACGCTACGAAGACCGCTGCTGATCGCGCCTTCTGGATGCAGGTCGCTGACCTCGTACAGGCAGGCTTGGACGGCACGATGTTCGAGAAAATGGTCGCTGAGTGTGAGGCGAAGATGAACGGCACTGAGATCGAGAAGCCTTCGATCGCGGTACGTGAGTTGCCTAACCTCACTGAGACTGAGCAGGAAGGCGTACTTGCCTCTCTGATCAAGGGTGGCGACTTGTCACAGTTCGGTATGCAGTGGGCGCTGACTCACTACGCACAGAACGATGACGTGTCTTACGAACGTCAGGTAGAACTGGAGCGCGTTGGTGGCAACATCATCGAGCTGCCAACGTCGCAGTGGGAGCGCATTGCTCTGGCTGCATAATTGAGTCGTGGGCCTCGGCCCACTCTCTCCATGGAGAAAACAGATGGCTATGAAACAAGTATCAAGAGAGGACTTTGAGGTCCTTAGCAAGTACCACCCGACCGAGATTCGCTATTACGCGGATACCGGCACAGAAGTGACGAAGCGCAAGCCAACTCGCGTGACGGTGAAGAGGAATCGGAAGCCGATCAAGCACGTAGGTGTTGAGAATGGCGTTAATCGCCGCGCCAATGCCTCGAAGTTCGTCCAGTTGACGACCAAGGGTGCTGGCAATATGCGGTCTGATTCGATGCAGTACAGGTTGTACTGTGAGACCACACGTCTGTTGAACGAGGACCCCACCAAGGTCCTGAGGCGTAGCGACCTTACTGCGAAGCTGGTGAAGAAGAACCCCGGCCTCAACAAGGTTTCTCAGATCGTTCCCGCGATCTCTGCTCTGATCAAGGGCGGCTACATTCGCTACACAGGCGAAGCCAGCTCATAAGACTGGCAAAAAAATGGGGCGCTGCCGTGAGGTAGCGCCCCTATTCATTGGTTTTGGAGAAAACAATGTCGTCTGTAAGGACGGCTCGACTATCTCACAATCTCGATCTCTGATCCAGTCTCAGCTTCCACCACAGCGATCTTCAGGTTGCCCAGTGGGGTAGCGTAGCCCTTCACGTCCTCGTAGCGCATACGGCGCAGCTCGTTGTCCCAGTACTTGAAATCCACCACGTAGACCAGCTGCCTCTTCTTCTTTGACAGCACCGGCTTGCCGCCACAGCTCAACTTTATCCTGACCTGACACTTCAGATCGCGGATGGCCCCAGCCGCCTCCATAAGGCACAACTCCTGATACCGCTCGAACTCCCTGATGGAGTCGAACTTCATGCCGTCATGCTCTACCTTTTTGTTTCGGTACTTAGCAGGCTTCCGCCTTTCCGATTCGCCTCTTCCCACCGCACCGCTTCTGCGAAGATGTTGTAGCCAAGCTGATCGTTTACCCATAGTAGATGGTCCCATTGTCTGCCAAATTGTGATTCCCATGTCTCTACTCCCATGCCTGAGTCGATGCCCATGTCGCCTATGTGATAGTCGTCCTTCAATGGTATCTGAAGGAATGGATTCTGCTTCTGCCCTACGCCGACGTGCCAGCCCATCTCCTTCATTGACCCACCATGCGTATGGTGGAGGGTCACATAGGGATTACGCGTTACACAGCACCTCAGCTGTCTAAGGTTCTTCTCGTGCTTACTTACCGCGACCATGCCAGCTCGTGACGTGCTTGGTGTCGATCATATAAAACTCTGAGTCCAGTCCACCAACGTCATCGTAATTGCCGCATGGTTTTTCCTCTTTGTACCAGTGGGGCTTCGTGTTACGCACGTCAAGCATCGCCACGTGCTTCTCATCGGCACTCAGGTAAATATACATGAACGGCTTTCGTTTCTTCGCGTCGAACGTGTTCACTGAGTCCACAATAAATTTATTACCGTGGGGCCAGTCCACCGGGCCAGTCCACTGCGCACTAAGGTGTTTGACCTCCATTGGTAGGCACACCTCGAAGTCTGCATCGTCCTTGTAGTCGTCCCTCTCTTCTACTGTGGGCGCTACCTTGGTCGGCTCCTTGCGCACAGTGTAGCCCTTCTCAGTTAGCCAGCGCATCACCTCCCACACCGAGTCTTCACTCGCTGCCAGTAGGTCCTGAAACCTCTCGTGCTTCTTGCTCAAAACGGCACCCGGTCTTCACCGACGAACTCAAGGTACGCCTTCCTGATGTTGTCGAAGTGAACGGCTGACTGGTGCCCAGCGTCCAGCTCAGCCCTGCTACTGATGCCGCACTTCTGGTATATCCATTGCTTGGCATCCTCTTCATTTAACACGTCCGGTGAAATGAAGTCACCGCTCTGCTCAATATCCTCGTTGATGAATGCGTAGAAGTTGTCTTCCTTGCAGAGCATCGCAGCTACGTAGCTCACGCGCTCTGAGCTGCGCGTTCCCTGCCGCTCCACCCTGTCGCGCATCTTCTGATCGATCGGCTCGTTGTCGTCGTCCAGCTCGATCAGGGATATGAGCAGCTCCGTCTTCCTGCTGACACCATCGAATGGGTGGCCCATGTTGTCGTTACAGAGCCACAGCTTGACTGTGTGCCCCTTCTGCTGGCTGTCGTTCCATCCAGCTAACATCGCCTCGTCTTCGTACAGCGCGTGTCTCACGCCCTCTCCTGCGGTGTGACAGGCCATCATGAATCGCGTGCCTGCCTTTCCCTTGCGCCGCTTCGTGAAGCTGTGGAACGGGTTCCGCTTGTCCTCAGCATCGTGGTTCATAGGCAACCTGAAGGTCACCGTGCTGCCGTTCTCGTCTCCCCATGCCGCGTTATCCATCAACACGCGACCGGTCCATGCTAAGTCACTCATTGCGTTCTCCGTTGAAACTCCACTCCAGAACCTCTGGCTTCAGCAGCTCCTTCGCTGACCAGATGTCATTCATATCGAGACCGAAGACTGTCGGCATCATCACCTCGGTCTCGACCATCAGCTTCTGCTTCATGGTCTTGGCGCAAGTGAACGCCGCCGCCTGACCAGTGAACGATGCGTCATTGTCGGCACAGATGATCACTCGCTCGACGTGACGTGGTATCGACTTGAACTCTGCCATTCCGTGTGCGCTGATCGTTGCCCATGCCGGATAACCTGTGTATGCCCACGCTGACAGTGCGGTCTCGATGCCCTCAGCCAGCACGAGCGTGTCCTCTGGTTCGCCCAGCCTGATGCAACCACCCGTGATCGTCTCAATGGGTGGCATGATCTTCTTCTCTTTGCCATCCTCGGTGAGGTACGTCCTGTGTATTGAAATAGGCTCACCCTTGCTGTTGCGAATAAGCGCCAGCATAGCTGGGTAGATGCCCTTCGGCTTGCCGTTGTCGTACAAGTACATGCCGATATGTCCACGCACGTCTTTGCCCATGGCTTGAATTATTTTTGTAGGAATACCACGATCCATCAGGTAGCCAGCTGCTGTCGCGCCGTCCGTTGCGCTCGCCCACATGTCGTTCAGATTCTTTCTGCGCTTGTCGATGTCGATGTCTGGCTTGAATGGTTCGGCCTCAATGTTGTTCACCAAAGCATCCACCCTTCGCGCAGCAGTGGCGAAGTCCACTCCGAGAGCATCCTGCAAGAGCTTGAATCCGTCTCCGACTCCGCACACGTTGCAGAACCAATCTCCGTCGTTGCGCTTGTTGTCGTAACGGTATCGGTCGGTGCCACCACAGATCGGGCATGGTCCGTGCTTCCTGTTGACGGCCTCCTTCCCAATAAGAGTAGTAATGATGCCATCCCATTTACCTCGCGCTGCTTGTTTGGTTGTCATTCGCATTGTTTTCTTTCTCCATTTTCTTCGCGTATGCGATGTTGCGATGCCGGATAAAACCCAACACCTCACCGCTTGGGTTGACCGCTGTATCGCGGTCTTCGTGGAACAGGTTCGGCCACACCCCGAACTTCGCTTTGTACGTGTGTGCCACCCATCCCTGACCTTTCTTTTTGTTCATGGCGTGACCGCATAACTCACGGAACCACTGCCGCTTTTCGTCCATGGTGAACTCGCGCTTCTTCGCTGTGCGCCGCTTCTCCATTCTCACTTCCATCAAATCACCAGATCGTGACTCGACGTACTTGCCCTTCTTCACTGGGACGTGTCCACAGTGCGGACAGGGTAGCTGACCGGTGTACACGGTGGCGCACATCACGCATGTGATAGGCTTCTTCTCATCGAGTTCCTTCTTGCGATCCTCGTTGGTGCGGTTCAGAGCACGGCCCTCTTCGAGAACCCAGTGATGCTCATCTTGGATGAAGCCATGTTCGTAGACGTTACCGCTATGGTCGATGATTCTGGAGTCTTTCTTGTTTGTGGCTTTACTGGGTCTGAGCGTGCGACCTCCCATCTGGAGATACAGGCCAAGATTCTTCGTCGGACGAGCGAGGACACAGGCGCTGAGGCTGGGTTCATCGAATCCCTCGGTCAACACCGCATAGTTGCAGACAACCTGTACATTGCCTACCTGAAGGTCGGCTATGATCTGCTTACGCTCATCGAGGGGAGTGTCGCCATCTATGTGCGCTGCTTTAGCTCCCATCTTCCTGAACTCATCGCTCAGATTTATCGAATGTTTAACGGAGCTGGCAAACACAATAGTTGGCCTGTCGCTGGCAAGCCTGTACCAATGTTCAACAACATCTCCCACCAGTGAGCGGCGATTCATTGCTCTGTCCAAGTCGCCTTCATCGTAGTCACCGCCGCGTGTGCGCACCCCTGTCAGGTCCGGTATCGTCGGCGCAAACGTATGAGGTTGAACCAGATGTCCGAGATCAATGAGTTCCTGAATCGTGGGGCACTGCACAAGGTAATCGTACACGTGACCCAGACCTTTGCCGTCTCCACGAATGGGTGTCGCCGTCAATCCAATGACGACCTCTTCACCGTAGTGGTTGATGAGCGTCAGGTACGTTGGTGCGAGCGAGCGGTGGGCCTCATCAACGATAACTACATCCGAGTTGGGGAACGGCAGACGATCCGTTGTGATACATCTGGCTGCGATCGTCTGGATACTGGCGACCTGACAATCAGCTGCACCGTATGGATATTCACCGGCCATCAGGATGCCGTGATCGACCCCGAACTTTTCGAGCTTGTCAGCACACTGGTAAATAAGCTCGCGGCGATGGGCAAGGAACATCGATCGCCTGAGTTTCTCAGCGGCCAGCTTTACGATCTGCGCCGCCACAACCGTCTTACCGGAACCTGTCGGGGCCACGATAAGAATACGTCGGTAACCAAGACGAATCGCTTGGCGCACCTGCTCGATGCAAGTCTCTTGATAATCCCTTAACTCAAAGCTCATCGAACTTCCTTGCTTGGTTCATAATGTGGGTCACGTTTGCGCGAGTGCATCCGTATGCCTCGGCGCATTTTAGGTGTGTTTCTCCACCCTTAACCATTGCAATAATTTCGTTGCGATCTTTGACTGTTAGTTTCTTTTGGCACCTACCCTTCTCTCTTGCGTCAGCCATATTCATCGCCTGTGAGCCGACGAAAAGGTGACTGGGACGAACGCATTTTGGGTTGTCGCAGGTGTGACACACGTGTTCTGTTTGTTTTAGTTCACCATGAAGGTGTTGCCATATCCAACGGTGAGCGCCAATCTTTCTTTGGTCGGCATAAAAGAGACCATAACCGTAAGAGTTGCAAGCCGCCGTCCACTCCCAACACCCATTAGATTTACGCACATTTTCCCAGAAGCGATCCTCTGCACAAGCCCAGCGCCGGATACATGGCCTTGAGCAATACTTTTGTTTGTGCCTACCGCTAAGCCTCTTGAAATCTTCCCCGCAAGTTTGGCAGGTTCTTATCATTGGCGACCTTGGTGATCTCATTTGTGTTTCTCCCTCCACTTCTTCTGGCGCTCAGCGTTCGCCTTGCGCTTCTGCTCTTCTGCGATAATGAACGTGTAGTGGTGAAAGGTTGGGATGCTCCAACCATATTCTCGGTCGTCGTCTCCATCGCGCTTCAGTGGAATAATGCGTGCCCCACCAGCGGCTTTAGATCGGCTGAGCTTGTCGTTTTCCATCAGCTTTTTCAGGCCGGGAAGGATTACGTCCTTGAGTGGGATGTTTGTGCGCCGTGAGATAGCCTCTGGTGTCATGTCAACCTCACCATTCTCGTTTGCCAGCACTATTAGTTGCTGGAACGTCACCATGGCTCGCCAGTCCTCGCACACGGTGGAGTCATACATCTGTTGGAATATCTTGCCAAACAGCTGTGCCATTGCCTTCCCCTCTAGTAGGTACTAATAAACTATGTAGGTATTACACACTGGTCAGGAATAACTTAATCTTAATGTTTAATCTTAATGGCGTTATTCGCGTCAATGAGCGTTACTGTAACGCAGCTGTTACCTACGGGCAAGTTATTTAGGAAAGATGTCTGTGATGTCGAGCGGGTAGTCGTTGCGGGAAGCGATCTCGATGATCTTCAATGCGGCTCGTGCGCGTGGTAACGACTTACCTCCTTCCCATACTCGGAGCGTGTCTATGTTGGCTTCAACGAGGCTTGCGAATTGCTGCCTGTCCATCCTGAGTTCCTCTCGAAAGCGCCTGATGGCATTGTTATGTAACGGGGTGGCATCAGGTCTTTCGTTCGGTCCATAGGGTGTTGGCATCACGATGTGCTCACATATTAGGTTTAACAGGAAGGGTGATAACTTTACCACTAAGTGTTGACTTCCGAAAGGGCCGGAGTAAGATGCCACGCCTGAGCCGGAGACACTGGGTTATCCACTCCAAATGTAAATATCCCACCGTCACTAACACGCTCAGGCTAAATTATAGATGGGGGTTGACTTCCTACGTCAGTTGTCTACAATGCAGGCTCGGTTGTTCGCAACATGCTCGATAAGTCGAGCCGAAGAATAGACCGTTATCTGCTAAGAGAGGGCTTCGGCCCATAGTTACACCCCCCGGTGAAATGATAGCCGGGGACTTTTTTCGCCCAGCTGAGTGGATCGGCTGAGCAACAGAACAATACGAGCCGGATGGTAGAGCGTTATCTTTCGCTAAAACTGAAACGCCTTCGGGCACTCGCTCTCCAAAAAAATGTTCGTGTTTAAGATTTGTGAGCCGGATGTAGCTGGGTTATCACTGTTAATGATTACTCCCAGTACAACACCACGCTCACTTTAGGTTTTCGGGCCGGATAGCGGAACGGTTATCCTTGAAGATCGAGGTCGCAGGTTCGATCCCTGCTGCGTGGTTCGCCACGTATAGCTCAGTTGGCAGAGCGCGTACCCCGTTTGCTAATAACATGCCCGTTTTACATGCTCGTGATGGACGAGCCGCATGGAGAAAAAGATGGATTACTCAAAGCACATAAGCACTAAGGCGACTCCACAGACGGAGCGCACTCCCGGTCGTACCGATGAAGTCAAGAACAGTGAAGGTGGATACGTCCATCAGCTGTCTGACTGGGATCGGCTTGACCGCTTTCTAATTCTTGGCTCTGAAGGTGGAACCTTCTACGTCAGTGAGCGCAACCTGACCAAGGACAACGCGAACGCAACCATCCAGCTAATCAAAGAGGATGGGCTTCGTGTCGTCAATCGGGTTGTCGAAATTTCACAGGCAGGTCGTGCGCATAAGAACGACTCTGCTCTGTTTGTTCTCGCTGCCGCAGCTAAGCTGGGTAATGAGCAGACGCGCAAGCTGGCTTTCGGCGTATTGACCGAAGTCGCTCGCACCGGAACTCACCTGTTCAAGTTCGCTACTTTTGTGGAAGCCTTCGGTGGCTGGGGCCGCGCAACCAAGCGTGCCTTCCAGCGCTGGTACAACGACAAGGACAACGACAAGCTGGCTTACCAGCTGTTGAAGTACCGTCAGCGTGATGGTTGGTCGCACCGTGACATCATGCGCCTTGCTCACCCGGTTACGACCGACGAGCAGAAGCGTGCGATGTTCGACGTAACCTGCCGCCCTGAGAGGCTGCTTGAGTACGCGCACGGTGTTGGCAAGCTGCCAGCCATCTACATCGGTTACGCCGCTGCGCAGGAACTGGAAATGGCAATTCCGAAGGAAGCTCGTGCCCATCTGGTTAAGAAGTTCAACCTGTCGTGGGAGATGCTGCCGACTGAGTGGCTGAAGGACGAGGCTGTCAACCGCGAGCTGCTGAAGAAGATGCCGCTCATGGCAACGATTCGTCAGCTGGGCAAGATGACTGCCAATGGCACACTCAAGCCCATGTCGATGGAGACGAAGCTGGTACTGGATCGACTGATGGATCAGGAGCAGATCACTCGCTCTCGTATCCACCCGATGCACTACCTGCTGGCGCTGAAGAACTACGCTGCTGGTCATGGCTTCCGTGGCAACATGACGTGGAACTCTGACCCTCGCGTAATCGCTGCACTGGACAAGGGCTTCGAGAAGTCATTCGCGAATGTTGAGCCTACTGGTAAGGCGTTTATGCTCGGTGTCGATGTCTCCAGCTCAATGAGCTGGGCGCACACCGGCACCAACATCACGGCTGCTGAAGCAGCTGGTGCCATGGCAATGGTGATCGCTCGTACTGAGTCTGTTCACTACATCCACGGCTTCACTGGCGGTCGCCGCTACGGTGGAGGTTCTGAGACCGGTGTCGCTGGGTTCGTTGATCTGGGTATCAGTTCGTCTGACTCCATCGACAGCGCTATGAGGAAGGTGCAGAAGAGCAACTTCGGCACCACCGACTGCGCGGTTCCGATGTTGTACGCCTCGGCAAACAACATCATGGTTGACACCTTCGTCGTCCTCACGGATAACGAGACCTATGCAGGCAACATCAAGCCTGCACAGGCGCTGGCAGACTACCGTAGGACCCACAACCCGAACGCGAAGTGCGTGGTTGTCGGTATGACCAGCACCGGGTTCAGCATTGCTGATCCGAACGATGCCAACATGTTGGACGTGGTTGGCTTCGACGCGAACGTGCTACCGCTGATTGCGGAGTTCAGTAGATAACGTCCTTTAGCACTGGGTGTTGAAACTTCAGCACCCGGTGCTATAATTGGTTTGTGTGAGTGAAGCTGGACAGGCACCGAAAGGACAGGCACAGAGATGCCATTAGGTTGGTACAGAGATGCCGCTTTCGATATGAGTCCGGGTCTGATCGTCAGGTCAGGTGAGCGGTTGAAAGTATCGCTGTAAAGTGGGTTGGATTCCCGCCCTCACACATTTACCTACTCCGGTGGTCGGGGTAGCACAACTAGGAGAACAGCATGTCCCTTACACAGGCGCAGCTCGAAGAACGAAGAACAGGGGTAGGTGGCTCAGACGCTGCCACGGTCTTGGGTCTCAACCCATTTACCACCGCTTACGAACTCTATCTCGATAAGCTCGGTGAAGCCCCACCAGAAGACGAAAACTTTCTCAAAGAAGCACGCTACTGGGGTTCCGTATTGGAACAGCCGGTGTGTGATCGCTATGCGGAAGAGACCGGCTTCAAGGTTCAACGAGCCAACCAACTTATCCGCTCGAAAGAGCATCCCTTTATGATCGCCAACATCGACCGCAAGGTGGTGGGCGAAGATCGCAAGATCGGCTTCGAGGCGAAGACCGCAGCACGTCCAGACGGATGGGGCGAGTCAGGCTCGAATGAGATACCACCGTACATCATGCTCCAGTGCCAGCATTACCTCGCTGTCACCGGCTATGACGTATGGGACCTCGCTGTGCTGATCGGCAACCGCGACTATCGATCGTTCCGCATCGTTCCCATCGAAGAGATCATCAGCCAGCTTGTAGAGGCCGAGGAAGAGTTCTGGGATCGAGTGCAGGCGAAGGTAGCACCGGAACCCGACTGGCAGTCAGCGGCAACCACGCGCCTGATCAAGAACCTGTACCCCGGCACCAATGGTCAGGTCGTACAGCTCCCAGAGGTCACTCAAAAATATCAGGACGTACTTAAAGATGCACAGGAACAGGCTAAGCTCTTCGGAGGCATTATCGACGGCTGCAAGAACCGCATTGCTATGCTCATGGGTGAAGCCGCAGTCGGCATCCTGCCAGACCAAACCGCATACACCCGTAAGGAGCAGAAGCGGAAAGAATTCACGGTTGCAGAAAATACTTTCATCGCAACCCGACACACCACCAAGCTCCCAGTCGCAGCAGCAAACGCGATAGCAGAGGGCACCGTATTGAGCATAGAGGACAAGTCATGACTACGAAGAAAGCAACGAAAAAGAAGGCGAATAAAAAGGTTGCCAAGAAAGCACCGGCTAAGAAGCCAGCAGCCGAGCAGACGATCGCTGATGCTGCTGCTGAGGCAGCGACAGATCGCTACCCGCTCGACACGCTGGAAGCCGCGAGCGGTGATGTCTATCAGGTTGACCTGACAGCACACTCACCACAGTTCCAGAAGTTCGAGATCGCCAAACGCATTGCGCACACACTGGCGTGCTCGACACTGGTGCCGGATGCGTACATCGGCAGGCCGAACGACTGCTTTGTAGCAATCAACATGGGCGCAGAGCTGGGCATGGAGCCGTTTCAGGCCATCCAGTCCATCGCTGTGATCGACGGTAAGCCCTGTCTGTACGGTGACGGCCTGATCGGGGTAGTACGTGCTTCTCCCAAGTGCCTCTGGATTGAAGAGAGAATCTCTGATGATGGGAAAACTGCCACCTGTCGCACACAGCGCGACGGTGACCCCAATCCGATAGAGGCGAGCTACTCCATGGACGACGCTGTACAGGCAGGCATCAGTAACAAGCCGAACTGGAAGAAGCACCCGAAGCGGATGCTCCAGATGCGGTCGCGTGCGTACTGCCTGCGCGATGCGTACCCCGACCTACTCAAGGGTCTGGGTGTCGTTGAAGAGCGTCAGGACCACGACGACACGCCACCGCCAGTGACTGAATATCAGCTGCCAGAGAAGCCGAAGGATGAGCTGTTGGAGCAGGCCAAGGAAGTCTTCGGAGAAGGTGTTGAGGCGGCTCCTACGCTGGCTGAGGTCGAGCGTGCGATGCACCAGTCCGACTCCATGGAAGAGCTGCTTGCTGCTGGTCAGAAAGCCAAGCTGCTGACACCAGAAGAACAGGGCACCGCTCGCATCACGTACAAGAAGATGCGTGACGCTCTGCTGGAGCCGGGACAATGACTACATCACAGGCAGCTGTAATTGCGGTCCTGTGCTTCGTGATCGGATACCTGATCTCGACGCGCCTGACCAAGTACAAACTCATGCGCTTCAAGCGATGGGTTAAATGCCAGTTCGGTAAGCACGTACCGGGGCGAGTTCAGGCAGCCCCCGGTGGTCGCAACGTA